CGCATCAGCGGGCCTTTATGGGTAATTTCCTATCGTTTATCGAGTGCTAAGCCTTTGTAGCTGCTTCTTTCTGCCTCTTATTTATTTCATCAAGAATGTATTGTCGTCTTTCGACGGTGTCATCTAATCGTTGCTTTATCAGATTTCTCGTTATATAAAGCACGTAGGGGTTGGCTAAGGCTCCTTGATATTCAATTTTAACCGTCTCGAGGTCGTTTTCCACTTCCGACAACAGATTCTTCAGCTCGTCATCCGATAATTCCCGAATGGGTTTATAGGTAGGCGAGGTATCTATTGTATTATTATCCTCGTTCATATTTGATATGACTTTTGCAACGATGCAGATAATGAATACAACAAGAATCAATATGGCTATAATTCCTTCGTTCGACATGGCATTGACTTGTTATTGACCGTAGCTCATTCAAAAAGATATAGTAGACACGAAATCTCCGTTACTTTTGGTCCCGCATTAAATCGAACATTTTTCGTAACCTTTTATAAGAATACATATATTCAAACGATTTATCGATATTAGTATTTCCTATTGATATTCTTATATCTGTCACATCGTCATTACATAAGGCCATTAATATATCTTTAGGTATGTATGCGCTGATCAATACATCTGTCACTTTCTTCGCTCCCCCGGATGAAATGCCAGCCCCCCAGTGAATAGAATGATTACGCTCTTTGGAGAATATATTTTCAATTTCTCCGGTTAAATTAATTTTATCACCACTTCTCATAAGCAACATCAAAGGAGCAATATTTTCCTTGATATCTACTTTTTTGATGTTCTTAATTCGTATACACAGAAATAGGGAATCATTGACTTGCCTTAGTTTGTAATGTGCTTCCATCGGTCGACCCGTTTCAAGGGTACTCGTCTCGATAATTCTGTCTCCACTAAATTTATCAATCTCGTCGGTTACTATCCTTTGGGCAGAAAGCGAGGAAATGGATATTAGACCCATTAAAAAAATGATTAATTTTTTCATTTTATTATGTGTTGATTTTGTCTATGGGTGAGATTATGCGAATTTAAATAAAATTTACTTATGTAGCCTATTATTAATTATTCATTCCTGTTGTTTGGATTTGGCTCGTTAAATTTCACCGACACAGAGCAGGAAGTACGAGCTATATTTTGCGCATACGATTGGGAACGGAGATAGGTAAGCCGATAGGTTTTCCCAGTAACCGGCAGATGAATCTCTACCTTTCCTGCGTATAATATTTGCTCGAATGTCGCCTTGTTAGCGGTAAATTCTTCCTCAGTATCGCCGTGAATGTTGAACGTGAGGGTAACGTCCCGTTCGTCGATCTTGGGTGAGTTGTACAGTACCCTTTTCCCGTCCTCAAGGCGGCTGGAATTTTCAACGAATTCTTTTAAAGGGAGGGGGGAACATATAGCATCTAAGAAACCATCCCCCATACGGACGCCGAAAGTCGATGCGTCCTGCTTGTTGATAAGCATTTCGGTCATGATCAAATTCTACTTGTATTGTTGTTAATCTTTGTTAAAGAGATATTTACGGCTTTTAATTCCTTTACCGTATTTTCGGTATTTTCATTTATTCCTCGGAGTTCTAAGAGGGATTCTACCTGAAGTTGCCGTATTTCGGATGCGATGTCGCGGATACCTGTATTGAGGTCAATGATCTGCTGTCCTTTCATCTGCAAGTCCGAAAATCGACCGTTAAGCTCATTTCCAGTATCTTGGGACATCGTTTGGAACCCTCGGGAAGTAGCGGATTGGGTCGAAGCGTCAGACGATTCGGTATATCCGACAATCTGTTTGAAGTTTTCCCACCCTTCTGTAGTCTCGGTTATAAGACCGTTCAATTCCTTTCGTAAAACTTCTATATCGTCTTTGGTCAAATCGAGCTTGCCGTCTCCATCGCTATCCGCTAATTGAGTGTATTCTTCATAGAACTTCTTAATCTTGGGCCTCAACTCTTCAATAACAAATGATTGCAAAAGAGCATTCCGCATAACTTCTTCAAATTCGCTACCAAACTCATCGAGTCCTTTTTTGCCATTCTTTAACCCTTCAATAATGGCATCCTCCAAATCTTTCGATGTTGTTTGAAACAGGCTTTCGTTCAAAGTTTCTTTAAGCTCTTCGGTCTGTTCGTTGATTTCAATCATTTTTTCAACGGACTCTTGCATCCAGTCCGGCATTTTCGACCATATATCTGCGCTTTCTTTGAGCGCATAAGCAGCTTCTATGGATAACCCTTCGTCACGAGAATAACCTCCGTTTTGCTGGATGAAATCGTATATTTCTTGAGCTTCAGAATTGGCTATATAATCGTATTGTTTCCCGCTGCGAAGCAAATTGAATAATCCAAATGTAACAGAATCAACTTCACCTTGAGGAATGTCGTTAATTAAGTTTTTCCGCGCTTTAGCAAGCGATTCATTTAGAATACCCATTTGCTCCGCTGCCGCCGTAAAATAATCTTCGCCGGCTGCTTCTTCAAGTAACTTGGTGTATCTTTCTACTTGGAAGTTTATGGATTCCCAGTATGCTTCCTGCCTCCTTGCGTACTCCGCATTTATCGCCGCATATTTGGCTTGGTCGTCAAATAGGTTCCCTATTGAACTGAATATACCAGTTACACCGCTAACGATTGACCCGATTGCTCCCGCGTATGCTCCTACGGTTCCGAGTATATCGCCGAACCCTAAAGACTTTCCTTGATCCTTGGCATCTTGTTTCATCTGCTTGAAATTCGCGGATGCCTCTTTCAAGCCGGAAATACCCGATTCTATATCCGAGAAGCCCTGAATCATGTTGCTCACGGTATCGAGTACGTTTCCGAGCGATTCGTCGAGTTCCTTAGCCGAGTCGGCCACTTTCTTCATCCCGCTTGCGGCCTTAGCCAACCCCTCCGGCAAACGATTATAAACCGCTTGAGTCGCCTGATCTATGTTTTGCCGCATTTGGGTGACAAACTGAAGCTGTTCGTTCGTCAGTTTTCCTCCGTTCTTGCTTTTCGCATCGGCTATGAAATTGTCGAGATATTCCTTCGCTTGGGCAATGGCATCGCGGATTGTGGCCAGCCCGTACTCTTCCAGATTACCGGAGATCACCTGAAAGAAATCGGACTCGGAAATCTGAAGCTGCGCGATCTCCAAATCCCTTTGTCTTTTGATCTTTTCAATATTCTCGTTGTACTGGCCGTTTGTATTCTGTTCTTCCAGTTGGGCGATCTTATCGTTGTATTCTTCGGCAATGCGGGCTTTTTGCTGTTCGAAAGTCTCATACTCTCGCAATACATCCTGAAGCATGGATTTGGTCTCGGCCCTTCCTATTTCGCCCATGAGGGCATTATAGTCGCTTTCTCCAATAGAGCCACCCTTAAGCAGCGATTCCGCCTGCCTGCGGTATTCGTCGAACGTCTTTTGAATACCTTGCTGCTTGCGTTCTTCGTCTGTCAAAAAAACATCGGTCACGTTTCGCCAAAGCTCTTCTTCCTGCCGGGCATATTTTGCAATAATGGCGGCCCTTGCTAATTCCGCAGCTTTTTCCTCGTTCGCTTTCGTCTCATCCAGCTTAGCCAATTCGTCGGGATTAGGCTCTTGTCCTTTGGCGGCATAAGCGGCGATGGTCTTTTGGCGAGCCTCTTCGATCTTGTGGAGTTTTTCCCGGGTCGCGTTATCCAGTTGTGCGAGCTCCTTTTCCTGCCCTTCGGCCATAATCCCAAGAAGCGATTTCTGAAGTTCTGACTCATTCGCCCGTAAGGCTTCTGCAAGGGCTTCCCGAGCGGAAAGGATTTTGTCTTGAGTAGCTTGGACCGTTGTATTGTCGCCGGATGGTGTAAGACCGGCCTCAATTAATGCCTGAGCCGATTGATTCAGGGATTTAGTCAGGGCCTTATCTATCTCTTGTATTTGCTTGGCATAACCTTCTTTGATTAATCGCTCCTTTTCGGCTGCATGTTCGTATTTTTGGGTCTCCTCATTTAAGAATTGCTCGGTCAGACGTTCTACATCTAATTCTTCCATTGACGACATCATGCCGCCAGACCTACTGGCCGCTACCCGGATAGCTCGTTTCCTCGCGTCTTCTTGTACCCCGGGCACATACCTGCGTCCTTTTGCTTGAGCTTCGTATGCCTCTTGTCTTTGCTCGGCCTCCAGTTGTTTGGCGTAGAGCTCGGTTAATGTGTTTTGATAGGCTGTCGCTTGAGCTCGGGCCTTTAATGAGGCAACGACCGCATCCGTATTCCCGATCAATACTTTTTCAGCATCTGCAACGCTATTGACCGACACTCCCAGTTGAGAAAATCCGGATTTATTGTCATTCACGAATTTTAGCTTGGCATTCATATCATTGCCAAGTTTGGACCATTCGGATCGCAAACGGGATATGTTCCCCATTTGGGACCCGAACTCCCTATTGGCACTGTCAAGTGCGTTTCTATTGGCTTCGATTCGAGTGTTGAGCACTTCGATGGAAGCTGCATTCGCATCGATGGCATCCTTACCCTTGAATAATCCGGCTACCCAAGCGGCGATCTTATCCCCATAAAGGGAGAGCAGGGTGATGCCGCCTACCAATGCCGTTTGCCATGAGAAGATGGATTTCACGACCTGTTTCCACACAGGGGGAGCTGTCTTTCCTTCCTCGATAAGAGCGTTGTATTTTTTTCTCGCTTTTTCGAGTTCGTCGGACAAAATCGGTAGATTGTTCGATATGGCGAGGAAAAAGGTTTGCGGACTTACGGCTAACGACGGCAATTCTCGCGCGACCTGTTGAATAGAAAAGCCCAAACCGTCCCACTGCGAGGCATAATTGCCTACATTGCGCTGATGATTGCCGATCGATGCATCCAATTCTTTTATTTTCGTATCGACCAGTTGGATGCGCTTCAAAAGTTCTTGGCCGAATTGAGAATTGCGCTCTTCCTCGTTCAGGGTCCTGTAAAACATGCGCATTGTTCCCAAAGACTGCGACATCTCATTCATCGAGCCACGAACGGCCTGCTCGGATTTTATTTCGTTCGCGAGTATTTGCTTGAGCTGTGAAACCGATTGCTTGTGTTCTTCGAGAGAGCTTGTCAGTTGGATTCTCCGCTGTCTTTGGGCTTCCGTAAGATTTATGCCGTCGGATTCGAGCTTTTGCAAGCCTTTTAGCTCTTTCTTAATCAGACGAATCGCATTCTCTTCTCTGAGCATTGAGGCAATGGTTTCCTCCCGGCTGCCCAATAGGGTTCTTATTTTACTGAGAAGCTCATCGTAAGCCTGCGTTTCCTCTTTGATCGACGGGGCATTATTCGCTCCGGAACTTGGCGAGGTGCTTTTATTCGCGGTATCGGCTACCTTTTGACGCAATTCTTCATAGGCCCGCAGCAGCGAGGCGATGGATTCTTTCTCCCGAGTCGCAGCCTGTTCCTGCTCGCGTTGTCTGTCCAACTGAGCCTGCTTGATCCGATTGATTTCCGCTACCAGGTTGTTTATTTCCTCTTTCGACGCCTTCAGGTCTTTGAGCAAGGGGTCTATTTTAGGGTCTGCGGCATTGATCGAGCGCATCTCTTTTTTGAGCGAGGCGATATGCTGCTCCAACTCCTTGATACGAATAAGAAGGTCGTCGATAGGCTTTAAATTAGCCGTCGTTTCAAATTTAAGTTTAGCCATCTTAATTAGAGTTTTTCTTGCTTCGGCGAGCGGCCATTTCCTTCCCGCTTATTCTTTTTACTTTGTCGCCGTATACTATATGGAGCTTATCTTTCTGCATGATTAGAAGGTTTCGGTAGGGGATAATCTCGAATACTTCCGTATAGGACAAGCGAAGGTTTTCCATAAACGAAGCGATCTGTCCCATCATCGTTTCGTTTCCGATTACCTCATCTTTGCTGCCACTTCGGCGACGCTCCTCGCCAAAGCGGCACACTCGAAAGGGTCGGTTCCGACCAGACAGATCGCCTCCTTTAAAGCTATTTTCATCTCGACGAAAGAACCTTCCGATAATTCCTCTGCCAGACTCTCGTTCCCGCACAAAAGACAGGAAAGACCTTTTAGTATGTGTTCTGTTGCGTCCGGCATTTCCCCGAGAGCGTCCAATATGCTTTCTCCCTGAATGTCTATTGCCGCGAAGTGCCGAATCGCTTGGCACAATCTTTTGATAGTCGGCGGATAAAGGGTGTACGCTTTCGAGCCCATTGTGATGGTCACATAACTTGCTCCGATAAGAGATTCGGAAACTATTTTTGCTGCTTCGTTTTTCATGGTCGTTAATGAAATAAAAGGGTAAGGGAATCCCTGACTCCTTTACCCTTTTTCTGGTTCATAATGAATGATTACTTGCTGCTCAGATTGCTGAGTGATGACGCTTCAACAACCACCGAAGAATCGAACCAATATTCCGAGGATACGTCAGAATTATCCGGTTCCAACGCCGTTGCCGATACGGCCAAGCCGATTGCTCCATCTGTGTTGGCCTCACGGGTGATAGAGGTCGCTTTAGGGAATACGACGTACTGATTGTCTTCGGTCAGGGCGATCATGCACTTGTAGATGTCTACGACACCTCTTTCGCGCTTCCATCCTTTGTCGGTATCGATGAGCGTACCGCCCATCAGGTCCTTTTTCGTAGCATAGTCATATTGTCCGATCGTGAACGACATGACTAAATCGCCCATCTCTTTTGTCTGACGATAGTTGCTGCCTGTAATCTGATTTTTGTACGATGTTACGGACGGCTCAGCTTCTTCGATTGACCATGTGTCCTGATGAACGTTTTTGACCTCCTTTGCTGTTTTGAGGATGGTCGCAAGAATGGCGCCGGTCAGATCGGCGGTAACAGCCGTAGTCTCAGCATACCAAAGCTGCTTAATGTCGACAGCAGAAAATGTTGTTGCCATAGTTTTAATAGTTTACGTTTAACATTTCAAATAATAATCTTACGTTTACAAAGTGACACTTAAGGGCTTCATCCTTTTCTTGGCTCGTCCCGTCCTCCATGTATCGGCAGACAGAACCGTCAAAGCGAAAGGTTTTCTTCATGCGTTTGAACATTCGCTCGATCTCGGTCAAGCGCCTTGTATTGGCCATACCGTACAGATCGGGCACGCAGATGTTCAAATGAGCATATGAGCTTTCCCAATAAGTTCCGGGCGACAATTCTCCGCAGCGAATAATTATTCTTTCGTCAGTTATCTCGCCGTCGGGGAATGTGTCTTGCAGATATGTCTTGAACCCGTATTTCTTCAGGTCTTCTGACAAAATGCTTTTTATGTCTCCCGTCGTTATCATGCTGCAATCATTTGCCTTACCTGTATTTCTGCACTATCCAGCACATCGAATCCTTTTGCGTTGACAAAGCTCGCATAGTCCATTCCTGCAACTACGACCAATGTGATTCCTTTCGGGTATTCGGCGGCTATGGCCCGCGCGAAGTCCATTCCCGTCTGGCTACCTTCCGAACCGTCACCTGAGCGGCCCTTTGCCCAGAAAACAACTGACTTTCCTCGTTTGGTCGTAAAGTCCACCTTCTGCATGTTTTCTCCGCGTCCGGTCACCTGCTTGAATCCGCCTTCACGGACCACCCGACCATTATAGGAGACTATGTAGCCGATGGAACTTCTCAGATTACCCGTGATGTTTTGGTATCGGCCTCGACTTACGGCTGTCGCCGTAGCTTCCTCTCCGAATTCTACCATCCGAGATATTATCTCGTTGATAAATTCATCGATGATACCGTCGATATCCGAAAAGTCATAGGTCACATCCATACTTCCGAGTAACCCAAGTAGTTGCATGAGGAAGGTTGATATACCTGTCCTTCTCCTCTGATTGACCCGTCGTCATTGAGGCATCGTGCGTAAACACCGGCTTCGATTCTTTCGCCTTCGTATACCACATGGTAGTTAGGGCGATAGACGTGGCCATTCTCCGAAATGAATTCTTTAGTAGTCTTGTCATCGCACCTGCACCTCGCTATAGTCTTCCATTCCGGCGTGCCAGATACGGAAGGATTGCCCGATTCGTCATACTGTATAACCGGGTCTATTCTGATTTGCAGGATGTGCGGTGAGTAATACATTACCAAAGGTCAGACATATCGGTTATCGTGCTTATCCCCGCAGCTCCGGCATCCGGCTCGATTCCATTCTTTTTGCACATGAACAGGTAATAATCTTTCAGTGCATCGAAATCCCACGAGACGGAGAAACCGTTTTCCGATACCGATTGGGGGCGGAGAAAGAGTGACGGGATGAAACGAGTCATAGCGATAGAAACTTCGTTTCTGTTTTCAGACGTCAGTTCATCGTTCGCCTCCATACCGGCATCGGAAAGAATGTCGAGAAGATCAGCCTCCGAAATAGTTCCGAAAGGCTGAAACTTCTGCCTTATGTAGTCACTTACCGTCACGATTCTACGGTCAGAGAGTAAATTCCGTTGATCTCCGTGATCACCGGAAGCGAAATAGATTGCGCTTTCGTGAATTCTACGCCGTTCGAGCCCTGCGTTTCACCTACGCCCCACTGAGAAATGCGGATGCGTCCGTAATTTGAGTAGGTCACTCCCGGTTCCTCACGCAGTTCGTTGTCGGCATAGGCGTTTTTGATAACCCCCAGTTTTCCTGCCGGCACGAAAACGAGATTCTTGTCATTCCACGGCTTGTATTCCGCGAGCTTTCCGTTATCCTGAATACGAGTCATGCGACGGATAACCTCGAATGTCGGGAATCCGTTCGAACGCATGAACTCGTTCAGATTGGCGAGCAACAACGGCGTGGACGACTTGTCGGACCCGAATACGGCCGACTTCATTTTCTTGTTTCTCAGGATGAAAGAGAGCCGGCTTTGTGACAACAGGATTTTGTCGAATACGACTTTATCCTGAGCAGCGTCGAGAACGGCCTGAATATCTTCCAGCGTGTCGACAGAGTCTTTGTTCGAGTCTTTCCATTCCTTCGTCGCAGTTGCGATATTCTCGTCGGGCATTTTGTAGTCGATGCTCCCGCGCACGCCACCCTCGGGGTTATTGTTTTTGTCGAAAGTGAAAATACCCTTGTTGGAGAGGGCTCCGAGAAAAATGATGTCGAGCTTCGCCTGTACGGAATTGACGACCTTTGTCACGTTACCCCACATCAGGTCGATGAGTTGACGCTTTTTAACTTGGTCCGAAACCATGCGGGAATCCAGAATCTGGAGTACCTTTCTGTATTCCTCGATGGGCATGGGGTAGGACATTTGGTGCGTCAGGACCTTCTCTCTCAGGGTCTCCAGTCCTTCGGTCCCCATAACGGGCTCCTTGCCGTGAGAATCCAGTGTTGCGGCGGCGACACTCAGATTGTAGGAACCTATCAGTTCCTCGAAATTGAAACCGATTGTAGGAGTGTCCCAATCGAGGTACTGGTCGTAAACGGTCTGATCGAACAGGCGCTTACGCAGCTCAGAAGCTGTGTCTATGCGAATCTGCACCTCTTTGGTGAGCTCGTTGAAAATAGAAGAATAGGTAGCTTCGTTCATTGTTTTTCGCTTTTACTGCCTGATATACTTGATTTCGTGGTTGTTTTTGAGTGAATATCCCTCCAGCCATGCCTCCGGTACGGGATAGGCTACATCTTTGAGAATGCGTGCACCGTAGGCGGCCGACACGACTGGAAATCCGTGTTTCGTCGTGTATTCTTTCGTCGTCTCGATGACCGCATCCGGCAGATCGTCGTCTGACAGAAGCGTTGCGCCTTGCGTTGCTCCGGTAACGGCCGCTGTGAACGTCAGCACATCGTAATCAGCGTTCGTAGTGTCGATACTTTTGATCGTCGAGTTGGATTTGCCGATTTTAACGGTGTCGCCTACCTGAAACATGGAGCCTTTGACGACACGAGGAGCGGATGTGGTCCCTCCCGTAACGACGAGTGCGCTTTTGCAGATTTTACACTCCATGTTAGCGAAGTCGAGCTTGATGGGAGTACCCTCTTTGAGGAGTGTCCCCTCCGGGTATGTGCCTTTGAGTGTGAAATCACCGGGGAGTGCTTCACGGTTGCCACGCCAGAATACAGGGGACCCGCCCTTGTACTTGGTCCTTTTGAATTCGATAGCCATGTTTTTTTGTGTGTTTAGTTTTTGTCCGGCAGATTTGCGGCCCACGCCTTAGCCTCTTCTTTACTCTGAGATTCCGACGTGGAGAGAGGAAATGCCGATTCTTTCCCCTCGAGTCCGGCGGCGATGAATCTTGACTGGATTGACGAGAATCTGTCTTTGATTTCCGAGGCATCGGGTGCTTCCTTGTTCATCGCAGTTGCAAGCCCCAAAAGATCGTTCAGCATCTTGTCGCTGACATTCGCCGCTTTTGCCGCAGACCGGAATAAATCTTCACGCTCGGCCCGAACCTTTTCGGCTTTCAGAGCTTCGCTTTCGCTCTTGATGGTTGCGTAGCGCTCCTCCTGTTCTTGCTTGTAGCGTGTGAACCATTCCGGTTCTTTGTCGAGTTCGTTTTTCTCATTCTGCCCGCCCTCGTTGGCAGATGATGCCTCGGCTTTTTTCTTCAGCTCATCGTACTGACCCTTCAGAGTGCCATATTCGGTGCGTGCCCTGTCAAAGTCGGATTGAAAAACTTTCAGAATAGACTCGATCCCGCCGACAGCGGTTTCGATCTGCGATTCATCGGTGACGGATTTTTCGATACTCGAGGCGATCCCGTCCAGAACCTTTGAGCTGAACCCCAGATTGGAGTATTTGGTTTTCAGCGCTGTTAGAATTTTTTCTTTCATATTTTGTGTTTTTAAATGAAAAAAGCGCCAATTCCCCGAGAAGGGATATTGGCGCTCTGTGGCACTCTTCTGTCGTATGTTAAGCCCTATACATCGATAAATGTCCGCATTTAGGGCATTTTATTTGAGCTATTCCTTGCATTTCCGCGAGTTTCCGCCCGCATTTTTCGCATCGTACTTCACGCAATATTGGCCGTGCTTTGAATCCTAAAAAAGGAAAAGCAACCTTTGCTGTGTGAGTTGGTACTTTCATGGGCCAAAATTGGAAACACTCTGCACATTATGCAAACCCTTTCATTGTTTTAAGTCATTAAAACCTCTGATTTTTTCAACTTCCTCATCCGGCTTATCCGCAAGACCGAGCATCTCGACCGCCTTTTCCAGTGAAATGACTCCATCTTGATATGCTTTGCCTATTGCGGACCATTTGTTCTGCACGTCTTCCTCAAACGGTTCGGCGAATTCATGTTCTATTTTGAGGCTTGCCAGTTGATCTCTCATATGAATGTGCGTGACATTCATCATGATGGCAAGAATCAGGTTCTTCTCTCGATCTACAAGCTCGTCATAGATTTCTTTACGGTTATCCCGTTTGATGTAGCCGAGCACCATAGCGCGCTTTATCGCATCTCCACTCAGGGTCCCTAAACCTACCATTTTCTCCGGAGAGAATTCAGGGGTGAAAGTGTCGAACAGAATAGACTCTTTCAGGTCGTCTTTTTCTTGTTGCCGAGTTTCGGAAGACACGGGAGGTTCGATATATTCGAACCTCGACTTATCGTCGGACAGTTGGATAACCTTGCCCGGATCTCCTTGTTTGGGAAGGCTTTTTATAACATCGGCAGTAGCGGCTGCTATCGGATCGGCGAAGTAATTATTTACGTCGGCCGTTTTTGAATCGATATTTTCTTCTCTGTCGATACGAGGCTGAAGTCCGGACCATGCCGTTTCCTGAGAGTAGTAGATGACGTTTATCTTGCCCGATGGATTGACAATAGGCGTAACATCCCAGCCGATCTTTGCCTTTCGTCCCCGATAAATGAATGTCGGCGTATGGATGTCGAAATGTTCTACAGTGTTCGAGCCTTCTTTCAGATAATACCCATAGCCGAAGGCCAATAGACTTCCGTACTGGTCGAACATCGGGCGAAGTGTATAACCTTTCGATTTCGAAAGGACGACAATTTTCACAGCAGGAAGACCTTCTTCATTGCGGTAAATATGATATAGTTTGGCTGATTGAGTCTCGGCTCCGGCCAGCCGTTTGGCTTGGCGCATATGGCTATTAAAACGATGGTCTCTTAGGAACTGCATAAAAGCTGCGAATGCTTCGGGATCGCTCGATTCGTCAGACATTCTCCATTTAATCGGATTACCCAACAGGAAAAATAGCTCGACCTCGTTGATATAGCGTTGACGAGTTCTGGGGAGCTTTTCAGTGCGGTAACTTTCCTGCCCTTTACGTACTTTATCAAGGCGTTTCATTACGGCGTGAAACTCGGGATTATATTCACGGATCGCTTTCATAGCTTCCGCATCGTGATTTTCCATGAGCGACATAGCCTGATCGATGTCTCGCGCCGTGATAAGCTCAAGAAGGGATCGCTCAATGCCTAAAGCATTCAGCGTTTTGTTTTGAAAGTACGTGAAAAGCTGATCTATAAATCCCATATTACCATATGTTTATGTTTTCTAAATCCTCAAGCTGCATTTGTGGCTCCCTTTTCTCAAAGCAACCCGTTAGCGCGTCCGGGGCATCGTCGTTAGCATTCCGACCTTCCTTCATATATCCCATTATCGACCGATAAAATTCCGGCCATTTTTTATCCCATCCCGACGGGAGAAAGGTCATATTGTTCACGTCAGCCGATTTCGAGAATATTCTAACCTGTTTATTATCAGTCTGGGCAAACCATGAAATCCGGGTTTTGGTATTGCCCATCAATCGGCATTGTTTTTCCACATTTCGAGCAAAGCCCCGTCCTCCGTTGTTACTTTCGATAACGGCTTCTTCGGTCTGTTGTCTCGACAACATCTCGGCCGTCGCAGGCTCGGTATACTCCATCGGTTTTTTTGTATAGAGCACATCGGTGACGTAGTTGCCTTCGGGCTGTTCTACATAACAAATTGCACATAAATAGTCATCGCCCGTGTCTGCCGTGTCAACGTAGGCTTTGCGTGTCGATTCGATTGCGTAAGGAATGATATCGTAAGTCTTGAACTCCCTATACATCATGCCTTCCAACGGCTTCGGATTCTGCATGTATTGTGTCTCGAACGTAAAAGGATCGGATTCTCGGTATCGCCGTAGCTTTTCGAGAGGGAATCGGTCTTCCCATAAAGCTCGCTCCGTGTTCGTCCCTTCGTCGACTATTGCCGGAAATCTGACTACATCCCATTCGCCGCCTTGATCGATTGTACCTTCTCTTTTTATTAGATAGCCGCAGAAATCATCCTCGGCAAGTCTTTGAGCAGTGACGATGACCGGCGTATGTGTGTCGTTTAACCGGTTTTTGAACGTAGATGTCCATAATTCTCGAATCCGCTCCTTGATAGTGTTGGAAAAACTATCCTGAGCTTTCATCGGGTCATCAATGAGCATGGCTCCGCTGAATTTCTTTGCTCCCAATTTACCACATCCGAAACCAGTAATCTGTCCCATGAATGGCGCTGCATACATGATGCCGCCTCGGGAAGTGGAAATGCTCCCTTTAGCATTATTCGATAGTTTGACCTGAGGGAAAAAGGCCCGATAATTTGGATCCGCCATAAGCCTGCGGACGTTGGTAACGTTGCGAGTGATAAGCTGGTCGCTACTCGACAGGTGCATGAATTCCGCATTAGGGTTGATAGCAAATCCTAACGCGGAAAACGATACGACTGCCAACTCTGTCTTTGAATGGCGCGGGGGAATGTTAAACATTACCCGGTTGGTTGGGTGCTCGCCTCGGAGAACCTGATCGAGCTTGCGACAAATGATTCGATGGTGAGGAGATATTCGGAACGGCTGTCTGTTTACGGCTTCGAACATAACAGCCGTAAATGTCAAACTACCTTCTTTCAGCAGAAGATCGCCGATTGCTGAATAATCATTCATTGTTTTTCCCCTCTTGAATCAGTTGGAACAGGCGCTCTACGTTAAAAGTAGGCCGTGGAATATCATTGCCTTTGCTATCTGTATTAGCTATTTTTTCCGGTGCGTTATAACCAAGCATAATCACAATACTGTCCAGCGCCTTTTGCTTGTCGTAGCATGTAATTTTTACCTGTTCGTCAATCACCTCGTCGCCAATCGGAGTGGTACGCTTGGTCTGTTTTGTTTCGACTGACCGAATACATGCCTTTTCGTCATCGGTAAGGCTTTCGAACTCTTTAAGCGACATCCATCCATTACGAATGCGGGTTGCATCGGAGAAGGCGATTTTTTGGTGCTCCCGAATGATTTGCAAAGCCGTAATGCCAGATGCTTCGGCAAGGTGGCTTTTGAGGTATTCCAGCCTTTGTGCAACCTTTGTGTCCGCAAGAAGCTGCGATGCGTTGCACCAAACAGAATTATCACTCATTTTCGAGCAATCGTAAGCATAACGATATGCCTCGGATGCGTTACCGCATTCGAGGTACTTATTGCAGAATTTTTCTTGTTTGATTGTCAGACTTGCCTTTGCCATATTGTTTTGCCAAAACCTTCGCTTGGCGACTATGTCGCCTCAATGCAAAGGTTGAAACGGTTTGCACATTGTGCAAGTCTTGCCGTTGTTTTTTAGCTTTCAGCGGAATTAGTGATTTAAAAAGCTGTAGAGGAACAGATTGCAATGATGCTATAATTGCGCCCGCAAATGATAATTGGCAGGGCCGAAATAATTGCAACGAGGGCTTGCACGAATCAATTTCGATATGAACTGGCGGGATATTGGTCACGTCGCATAAATTCCGAACACCGCATAATCTATTCGGTGCATGAGGAAATCGTAACCGTCTATGTATTGTCAATGAGGTATCACTACAACCTATGAAAAAGGACGGCTACGCATTTGCAATTTAAAGAAAATAGCATAGTGCAATTTGCAGAGGATGATCAAAACAAAGGTACGCTATACTTAATCAATGCGCCCGACTCGCAAGATGAGACTGTATTCAAAGTTTGCAAAGCCGGACGATACTTTTATGTAAATACAA